TCTAAGTCATAGTATAAACCATTACACACTACAACACCTTGATCGTTTGATTCTACAATAACGTATGCTTCGTTATAAGCATTTGCGTATTTATATACTAAATCTGGTAATAGCATTGGTGATATATTATTATCTCTAAATACACACACTTGATTGAATGGTTCAACTGATATATCAATGATAGTAAAAGTACTATAATCCTGCCCTCTACCTCTGGCCACATCTACTGTCATAATATAATCATGGTTTATTATAGGTGATTCGTACGTTAATATATTTTCTTTTATTGTTATTGGTTCTCTAGCCATTTGCGCTAACAAATGATTAGCAGATATTAATGTATTACCTCTTCCATGAAAAGTATTACCAAACTCTTGCTCGAACTGTAATTCCGATGTATTCGCTACAGTTACTCGTTTCCATTCATCATCTCTTCCAGGTACGTCCCACCAATCCACTCTAAACGGACCAAAATCATTTGTCCCTGTGGATGCACCTTCCCATAGCTTGTGGTATACATTACCCACTCCATTTGCTGTAGAACATATAATTATTTGTGTGTCTTTACCAGCAGAAACAACTGGATAAGTAGAAGTATAAAACTGTGCATCATTTTCTACGAAAGCAAACTCATCTAAAAACAATAAGTTAATAGATAAACCCCTGATAGAACTACCTGATGTAGCCGATGCTATAATCTTAGAATTATTACTAAACTCTATAGAACCTTTGTTTAAAGCTTTGCATCCAGGCTGTAAAAAGAATGGTAGATTTTCTAAAGCTAATGTTATACGTGCTAACATCTCTCTAGCTACAGCTCCTTTGTTAGCTAATATAGCAATAGTTTTTTCTGGATGGAACACAGCAAACCATAATAGATATACCACTGAAGATATAGATTTACCTGACTGACGACAAGCTAAAACAATACTAAATCTGTTATCATTGAAATGCGTAAACATCTTTTCTTGATAAGGATATAATTTAAAAGGCACCAATCCGTCATCGAGAGAAATAATTTTTATATACTCACGAGCAAAGTATGCAGGATCGTTCATGCATTTGATATATTCTTTTACTTCATTTTCGCTAAATTGGGATTGAACGCCATCTCGTTTTACTTGAGGGTTTCCTAAGTATCCGAATTCGCTATTCTTTATCTGGTTCAACATCTATAATATTATCTGCTTTAGTCTTTAATAACATTCTTTGTAGGTCAGTAGTACTACCAACGAAAACATTATTATTAGTCACTTCTCTTTTATCGCTTTCAGCGTTAAGTTCTTTCTTTGCTTTTTGTAATTTCATAAGCTTATCAGTTACATCACTCATATTTCTAATATGATTTGATAGTACTTCAAACGCTCTAGGGTGTTCGGATTCTCTTGCTAATTCTGACATAGCATCCATGCTTAATGTTCCAGTGCGTATTAAATCCTTATAAGTTTCTCTAGAAAACTCATAATCGTCTTTAATATCTTTCTTGCTAATAGCTATCGACGCATTTTCTACATGCTTCTTCGGAAGATTCTTGGCAAGCCTACTTGAGATTTCTTGTTTTTTATCCATAATATTATTTATACGTTATGCGTATGAGGTAAGAGAGGCTGTAGCTCCTGAAGTTCCACCTGTCATTGTTTCTCCAGGTTGGAAGTATCCATCAGCTGAGTTAAAGCCAATAGTTTTTCTAAGTGATACACCATCTACAACAATATCATTAAACGTTCCAACTTTCAATGTAGAGCCCGAAGAACTACCAGTGACTATCTCTCCAACACTGAATGTTCCACTAATAGATGAAGGTAAATTAAGAGTACCTGTTTCTGGAAAGTTAATATAATCAAAAGATGTCGTAATTTTATATTGACCAGAACTTGGACTTGTTGTAACCAATGTATCTGATGCAACTGCAGTTGTAGGAGTGACGGCTATATTTAAACCTTCAAACAACTGAGAGGTATTTCCTTTGTTCATGAAATCTATATCGATCTCTTTAATAATTGCTTGAGAACCTTTACTACTATAAAATGACATCTTCATAGTAAATCCAAGAGTATATGTTAATACTCTTCTTGTCATAAAGTCAGCTTCATAATCGTCGTTAATGCTAACTGAATTTAATACTATAGGCACGTCTTGTTTAAACGAAGTCCAACCATCTATAGGTTTAATTGTAACTGTGTAGTCAGGCTGAAAGAACGGAATGATTTGTTCCATAATTTGTAAACCATCATCTTGGTTTTTAGCCATAATAGTTAATTCCATACCAATATTATATGGCACTTGGAAATCAACTTTATCTCTTTTAGTAACATCCGTACTAGCGTTTGTTATCTTATTTCTTTTATTTTGTTTTTGGTTTAGATCTATATCTAAAGATGTAATTTCAAATCCCATACGAGGAAGTTTAAGAGCCATTGACTGATCAGCTAAATCTTCTTTCATCCTAGCTAGAAACTTTTGTTTAGGACCGTATGCTAATGGGACTTTAATTTGATTTAGTATTCCACCAGAGCCATTCTTACGAATGACTGATATGTTATTAAAAAGCGTACCAAATACTGCTACTGACTTTCTTATTGTTGAGTGATAAAAGTGGCTTCCAAACATTAGAAATTATCCGAAGGATCTCCAAAAGGGTTATTTTCAGTAAAGTCTAAGAATGAATCACCTTCAAGTTCGAATGCGACATTCTCTCCTCCTGAATCTGTTGGGTCTACTAATATACTATTATCTCCTATATCGTAAACCTTTGATATATTACATGATAGAGTAGAGGTTTGCCCTTTTAATGGCAACGTAGATGACACTAGGAAATCTCTAGCTTCTGCTACTCCATTTACTCCAATTTGAGATACCTGTATTTGTCCAGCCGTGGCTGATACATTGACTACTTTCTGAACCGTGGCAAATACTGAGGTTAATTCATTGCCATCACCATCAACTGTAAGTATTTGTTTAACTTGCTCGCCTTGAGTGAATTGATTACTTGATGTTGTGGTATAATCCAATGTGACTTGGTACGATTGAGTTTCTTCGACTGCATCTATACCAACAACACCTGTATCAAAGTCTTCATCATTATATTCATATAGAGAACATTGTAATCTATAAACTGGAAGATTCGATAACTGATAGAATGGTTGTTCATGCTCTACAAACATGACTTCAAAGAATTTATTAGATAGTGGTAGGAATATTAAGTCACCTTCTCTTGGTCTAGGTGAATCATTAATCTCATCCTGTAGGCCTACATACCTATCCCATATTTTACGAGATACTACAAAGTTAACTTCATCTCTGATTTCTAAACCAAACTTAGAATATAAATCCCCTTGACCTTCGAAACCATCACTACCTTCGATATACGCTTCAATCATATACGCATCGTCAAACTTAGAAGCTCTATCTTCTCCTAAAATTACATCTTTGCTTAATGTTTCTCTTGGTAAATAATATATATCTTGACCAAAAATCTTTAATGACTCGATAATTAAATCTTCATAAAGGTTCTGTTCAGATCTTACCGCCTGAGAAAAATATACGTTCCTAGGCATACTTTATCCTATGTAGAAATCGACAGGTTCTTCCCAATTTAAACGCGCCTCTTCTTCTAATTTTATTATTTCTTCTTTGGCATCGTCGAATATTTGTCGACCGTTAAAAGTTACTCCGCCAGGCATAACCATTCCTTCAAATTTAATTAGGTTGGTTCCCCATTGGTATTTAATTAGTGCTGTTGCATATCTTTTTAAGAAGTAATCGTTATATACATCAGTATATGTTGCTGGGTCGATTACTCTATAACATTCAATTGCAATATATGAATCAACAGAAACATCTAGTTCCCATTTCATATCAACTCGTAATTGATTCTTATGTCTGTCGAAGCTAATATGTTTTTCATCTGAATCGATTAACATATCTAGCATAGATAACCATTGCATTTTCATTGTGTAATCTAATAAGCTACCCATGAATCCCAATGAATACATGTCATTCAAATGCATTTGGTATTTAACATCAAACATATTATGTGACATATTGACATCATTGATTGGCATTATTCTAACAACATTAGTTACTAAATCACTAACTGGTACAAATTTGTTTTCAATATCGCCTTTAGTAATAGTTTGAATAGTCGCACTGGCTCCTGAAGCAGAACCCGTTAATGTTTCAGATGCAGCAAAAGGTATTCTATCTAAGTGAGTAAGAGCAGTGTATATAATCTTATTAGTGGCAGTGTTTTTATGAACTAATGCAGTTGCACCAGAAGTTGCACCAGTAATTGTCTCACCTATTGTGAAATTACTAGCGACCGATCCTGTTAACTGTAATGTACTACCAGTAACTTTATGTTTTAAATAAACTCTTTCGATTGCATCAGCATGATACTCTTGATAAAACTGTAATGCCTCATCGACTCTATCATCTAATTGATCGTCATCGATATTAATTTCAATTACAGGATGGCCTAGAGCTCTTTTGCAATACTGAATTAATGTTGATCTACTATTTGGTTTAGCCATACTACTATTTATACCTTTTAATGTTTCAGTCTAAGCGTTATCATTGTTTATCCCGGTACTACTACGTCGGTATTATCAGGATCATTCATTCTATCCATAATGTCCTGTTGAGTTACTGGTGTTATATCACCACCTACTATTTCATATAACACAGTAGTAGCTAAATGTTCGATTATAGTTAAATCACAACCGTCGGGAACCGATTGCGAAGTATGATCTGTGTTTTCTTCGGAGTAATAGGTACAATAAACTTCTCCATCTTTCACGTGTACATGTGCATATTCCATAATTTTCTCCTTTAAGTGCTACTGAATGTGCCCTGGCCTTGAGCCGCGGACATTGTTTTGAAGTGATAACAGCCGCCAGTTGCTCCATCAGCGTCTAGATTAGAAGTTGTAGTATTTGAACCGAAGTATCTGTTTCCACCAAACATAATTTCAACAACAACATGACATCTACCATAGTTTCCAAAGGTAGTAACACTAAAGTCTCTTCTATAACGAGCTTGGCCGCCATGACTAGCAAGACCACTACCGACGGCAGCGCCCATAGTAATAGTATTATTGCCGCCCCCTCCGAAAAATGATGTAGTACCATTGGTCTGAACTTCTACAAGTGATGCAGCTGTACTGGTCATAAATCCAAGATACTCTCTATATCCACCAACATAATAGGTGCCGTAAACTTTAAATCTAAATACTGGATATTCTCCCCAATGACCTGAAGAGTAAATGGTTAAAAACTGAGAGGTCGTTGTACTCGAGGACGTACTTTCAACAGTAGGAGTTCTATATATTGCAGTTGTTCCATAGTCAGCACCATTTGCACCAAGATACCCGGCGGGAGGATTCGCTATACCTGCGCGGGTTGCCGAACCACCTTGAATAACCGCTTGATTAGCATTTAAAGCACCTGTACCTGCATCTAGCGTCATTGCTACTGTTGTTCCAGCATAAAACTTTTGGCCAACGCTGGCCGTGGTTTGATGCATTATATAGTTATTTTCTACATAGTGATAAGCTTTGATTGCTCCACCAATTTTATACAAAAGGCCGCCTGTATAACCATTGCCACTGTTTGCATCTAAACTTAACCAACGACTTCCGCTACCGCCACTACTAGCACTACCACCAATACTCACGTCGCCTACGTTATTAATATGCAAATGAGTAGCAGAACCTTCTTTAATAAACAGTGAACGGCTATCAGGGTATACAATGTTTAAATCGTTTCCTGAAGCTGTTGTGAATACACCCCCAGCCGTTGTTGTAAAATTTTCAGCTGTTACGTTTCTACTAGAGTCTATTACTAAAGTATTAGCCACATATAAATTGCCACGAATATTAGTTTTACTAGCTGCAACGGATGAGTTAGGTATAACCTCAAAACACGGTGATGTGCTGGTTTGATGTCCGAAAATTTGGAATCCGTATGAGTCTCCAGAACCTCCTACAATCATTTGTGTTGACGCACCAGATATTAAACCACCTGAATCGGAGACTATATCGGAACCCATTCGCCAGTTGGCATCATTTCCTCTAAAGTAGTGCGACTGTCCTGTACCTTGTTCTATTTTTCCACTTACTGTTAAAGTTACACCTGTAAAATTATTAGCTTGTACTGCACCAGCACCATCGCCTGACGCAAATAATAAGTTACCACCTGCTGCATACTGAGTCCAAGAACGAGTACCTGATTGGTCAAATCCAAGACGCTTTCCGCTTGGAATGGCTGCGCCACCCGCTCCACTGCTATTTACATTTGCAGACGTATTAAAGTGTGATGATGTGATTAGGCCGATGTTCGTTAGGTTTCTACTAGCGTCAATAACTGATGTACTACCCATGCGTATATCACCAAGTACGCTTAAATATTTAGCACTACCTGGTGCACCAATTATAACTCCAGTACCACTATAATAAACAAGCTCTAATGGGTCAGAATTATTACCTGAATCTACGGTATCAAATCTAGCACTTGCAAGTTGCTGGACACCTAATCCATATACAGTACCGCCGTTCATATATACTCTAGTGGCGGTTACATTTCCAGTCAGCGTTCCACCTGCTAGAGGTAGTTTCGTAGCGAGTGCCGTGGTAAGTGTTGATGCATAAGAAGCATCATCTCCAATCGCAGCTGCCAATTCATTAAGAGTATTTAGTGTACCAGGCGCTCCGCCTATAACAGCAGTAATTGCAGCATCTGTATAAGCTGTTGTTGCTATTTTGGTAGAGGAATCTCCCACTGATTGTGTTGTTGCAGTTGTAGCGCTTGCTAACGAACCACTTAACGAACCAGCAAATACACCAGCAGCAGAGATACGTTCTGTACCTGCAACGGATAAACCATTTTTTACTTCGAAATTTTTATTTGTAGCCATTTTACGATTTCACTCTCCATCGTTGTATATATCTATTTATATCTTTTTATTTGCGAAAAACTAAATTTCGCCATGTTCGCCTAAAATTATTCCATCTTTATCTGGAGCATCTTTAGGTTCTTCTGTATTTTTAATTGCTTCGAATTCTTCTTCCATTTTATTATCCTGTTGCTGTTATAGCAGTTGTTATAGCTGTTGGAGTTATTCCATCTGGCGTTGCATCTCCGGCATGGTCTATAATAGGTGCTATATTTTTAACACTTGGGTGTCCAACTCCTCTTACAGTTATACTCCTTGCGCCTGAATGATTCGTAGAACCTTTTATTTCTATATACATTACCGCCATATTTCCCTCACCTGCAGTTGGATGTCTGTAAAGTCGCGATGAACTGATAAACGCATAAGAAGCATATGGAGTTGGAGTCACAGTTGCGTTACTAGAAGCCACTGCTACATTTAAGACTCTAGCATGATTTGAACCCCATACTATTTTATAACTATGTAGATGCGCTGCTTGAGCGTGTGTTGCGTGCCAACATATATCTATTTCACACCAACCACCACCTGCAGAGCTAGAATAACTTGAATATAAAGGTATTTCTAACCAATGAGCATTTGAGTTTGCAGGCGTTCCTGCACCAGAATATCCAGCATGATCGAATGTATATGTATGATTCATAAGAGCAAAGGAGGTATAAGTACCTGTCCTTCTTTGACCTGTTGAGGAAGAAGCACCATTTGCTCTAAATCTTTGTGTTTCTATATAGGCATCACCGTCATAACCTTGTATGACTACATCCCCTTGAAGTGTTCCATCTCGAGTAGTAGCTTGATCTGACACACAAGCAATCGCTGTTTCTCTACTACCACCTGGGTTTGTAAATCTTATAGCAGCATAATCTTGGGCATCGTTTGAATTAGTAATACAATCTATTACTCTTCCTACGCCTAGAAAACTAGTTGAACTGTATGATGCAGTTGCGGTACTTTTAATCCCTACAAGCTGAGCGCTGCCACCTGCATTTGCTGCACCATGAATTTGCAATTTGGCCGTCTGGTAAGGAGATGCAGCACCTATGAGAACATTACCGCCAAATGGATTCAATGCTAGAGGTGAGGTCGTTCCTTCATTATAACTCGTTTGTATGTGAGTAGTATTACCTCCTGTAGAACCTATACTTAATCCAACACTTGAGTTAGTAAAATTATTTACTCTAAATAATGCATGAGTATAAGAATTAGCTGCACTTGTTGCTTGCGGTGAACTTGTGCCTCCTCCAAATATACTAAGCATGTGTGGAGGAGTTGCTGTTCCGATACCAACTTTACCACTCGATGCAACTAGTGTATTTCCGTATTCTGTTCCATCTCCCCAAGTGCCAATAGTAAGTTTACTATCTTCGGAGCCATCAGATACATCGGTAGCTCTAACTGCAATTTCTACCCAACTATGTTCTTGATTAGCAGTATTGTCTCCTCTAAAGTTTATGAAGCCTACATAATCATTATCAGCCATTTGTGTATGGCCACCAGCTGGAGCTTTTAAGAAAGTCATTATTGGAGGACTAACATCATTATTAGTGTTTGTAAGTAATAAATTTCTGCCCCAAGACGAAGTAGTGGTAAAATTATTTACAACACCAGTAGTGGTTATTGCTGTTGCCTCAACTCCAGCTGCAGTTGTAAATAACTTTTTTCCACCAGAGAAATATAATTCTGCGGCAGTTGAAGTAGCTTTAATAATATTATTACCATCTGCATCTTCAAACCGAGTATCATTACTTTTTATCTTTAATGCACCCGTTCCAACGAGGTCTTGAATCATACTATGATTACCATCGTGGAATATTTGCAAGTCATTAGAGGCGCCTAGACGAATGTACTCACTATCTAGCATGGTTAAGTTGTCTGCTTGAACTGTACCTGTTACGTTTATACCAGCATCAGTAATACGCATACGTTCTGCAGAACCAGTAGCAAATCTTAAATCTGTACCTCTCATACCGAAAGAAGCTAATGCTGATCCCGCTGTATTAATAGCTTGGAATCCGGCGACACTACCTATCTCTCCAATACCGCCTGACCATGTAACTCTTTTATCTGTTCCTAATCTAATATCAAGACCAGAATTACCAGCATCGACAATAAGTGCACCGGTCATTGTTCCACCAGCTTTTGCTAACTTAGCTGCGATCGCATTAGTCGTTGTGGTTGCATAGTTAGCGTCATCACCTAATGCTGCTGCTAACTCGTTGAGAGTATTTAATGTACTAGGTGCACTGTCCGCTAAATTAGCGAGTGCAGTAGTTACATATTGTGTTGTTGCTGGAGTGACATCATTACTACTCGCACCTGGAGTAGTTAATATAATGTTTCCTGCTTTTACTTTTGTTAATGCCATAGTTGTATTGTCCTGTTAACCCTCTAGTATAGCTATGCGAGCTTCTAGTTCTTGAATCGATTGTACTAACCTTGTAATAATTTCATTATGAGTGTATGCTACTGCTTGATATTTAGGTGATCCAATTGTAATCTCAGTAGCACCTTCATCTATATCTGTTTGTGTATATAGGTCATCTTTATTTCCACTAACTGCTTTTGGTATATGATCTTGAATTTCATGTGCTATAAATCCTACATGATCTCCCGCTTCTCCGAAACCTTCTCTATACTCATATAGTCTTGGCTGTAAAGACTTTATAACATTCAATGAACCTGTTAAATCTCTGATATTCTCTTTCTTTCTATAATCTGATACGTTGGAAATTGCCAAGCCTGTACTAGTGCCATATATAGAACCTTCAACAGTACTATTTGTTCTATACTGTAGTAAAGAGACCGCGCCATTAGCCGTACGATTATTTACAAGAAGAATTTCTGCACCAGTACTATTATAATTCGTATCCCAAAATGTTCGGCCTGTTGGCCCTATCATCGATATACCACTAGTACTATTATAAGCATGATAACCGAACTGAGTGTTTCCGTTAGAACCTGTCCAAAGAGAGTCAGCTGGTGCTTCACCAGAGAAGTGATATATGACCTTACTCCATGCTCTATCTACAATTTCAAAAGATGTTCCAGCGGCTTCATTGCCGCCAAGTTGGACGGTTAATGTTCCATCCTGTCTATCCGCAGCTCTACCTATCCATGCTTCGCCAGCATTTGTTTGGCTTTGAGGGAACGTCCCTACTTCTATCCTATGGTAGGATTTTAAACGAGTCGCGTTCAATGACAGTGCAGATGTAGCGCCTGCTCTGAATGCCATTTCATCGTTACTGTGTCGATATTCTAAATAACCAGGATATCTTCCATTAGTTCCTACAGCTCCAGCTCCTGAAGTCCCATCACCGAAGTATAGAGCTCCTACGTTACTGTTTCCACTAAAGAACTGCATTGACGAATGGCCGTCACCCTTTCCTACTTGTATTTTGGGACTTCCAGATAAAACATTTAGGTTAGTAGTCGAACCTAACAATAAATCACCGGTATTAGTCAGAGTCATCTGAGTAGCTGGCATCTGCCACCTAAAACCACCTCTCAAGTCCGCAGAAGTATTTAAAGCAGCGTTAGTTTTAAACGACATTAATCCAAAACCTGCTGCTGCATCGCCACTGTTTTCAGTTAGATTTAATCTAACTTCGGGGTCTTTAACTGATACACTTAATTTTGTGTCACCTGCATTTTCTCTACCTTCTATTATTATTTGAGGAACATCAATATCATTAGAATTATCAGATAAATGCAACATAGCTGCTGGTGTTGGTGGTGTAGACCAATGGGATATTGCTAAATAACCTGGATTTGCGTCATACCATAAACCTGGACTTGAAACTGCTGTTGTACCGATACCCACGTTGCCTGAGCCGTCTATTGTCATTCTAGTATTATTACCGTTACTAGCAAAGTATAAAGAACCTTGAGCTCTTATTCCAAAATTAGTAGTACCTTGACCTAGTATGCCTTCGGCATTACCAATATAGCCTCTTACAGTTCCATTATTTTTAAATATTTGTAAAGGTCCATCACTATTTGTGGTGTCTAAATTAAATACATTTTGTCCAGTAGAAGCAACATCTAACGTTCCCGTAATAGCTATTCCACTGTTATTGACCGCGAACCTTTGAGCTCCACCTGTTACAACCCTAAGCTGATTAGCACTATTAAATTGTAGATAAGTATCTGTATCGTCTGACTTGCCAATAATGCTAGTTCCTGAAACGCGGATATCACTTACAAAATCAAATCCACCAGAATTATTGATAGTTAATTTATTTGTGCCATTTGCAGAGTAGCCCATTGAGTCAGTGCCAGTATTATACCAACCTGTATTAGTGTCACCTACAGAAAAAGCTACAGTGGCTGCGTTTGAGCCGGTAACTTTTATTTGACTTGCGGCTGTAATTGTAGAAGCAAAAGTGGCCGCACCAGTAAATGCTGGACCTTCTTCAAAGTTTGCAGTTAATACGCCAGTTGAACTATTATACGATATTGCATTTCCGCTTACGCTTATAGCTGCTCTAGCTCGTGCCGTTGTATGATAAAGATTACCTGCTCCTTCGCTTACTGTATCAGTATTACCAAGAGTAGCAACTGTAAACATATTAACTTCAACTACATCACCAACTGTTAAACCAGTATCAAAGGTTAATGTAGTACCAACCACAGTATAATCTGTCTTTTGTTGGTATACACCATTAATATATACTTGAGTATTGTTTTCCGATAAAGGATCTTGACTTAATGTAAATGCTGTCTGATTAGCAGTAGCAGTAAATTGTTGATTGACCGCAGATGTTCCATCATGAACAGAAGCTGTTGTTGTATGTACTGCAATCTTTTCATTTGCGAGTGGAGCAGTATCAAGTACTAATGAAGCATTAGTTAATACATAATCTCCCTTTTCTTGATAAGCACCATCGATGAATACCATTATGGCATCTTCATTTGCTGGAGTTACAGTTAAAGCGAATGTTCTATTACTACCATTACCTGTGAAGGTATCTAATACTTTGTTTGACGAACCTGTTCCAACTGCTGTCCATTGAGATCCGTTATAAACCTCTAAGGCTCCATCAGATGTATTCCATCTTAGTTGTGCTGTTGCCGCTGTTGGTCTTTGACCTGTTGTACCTTGTGGAATTCTTAAAGCACCTGTTCCACCAAATACACCACCATCATTAAATGTAGCAAAACCTGCTTCTGACATATCAAGGTGTAATGCCGTTATAACAGAACCACCATCATTGCCTTTTAAACGAATGTCATAATCTTGTTGTGCTGATGCTATATTTAGGTCTCCATTTTCAAGACCCAATCTGCCTATTGCAGTTCCACCATCTTTCAGGTTTACATCTCCACCATCGGCATCTAAATTTAAATCTCCACCTACATCTAATGTAAAATCACTAGCATGTGATATATTACCAGTCATTGTACCACCGGCAAGTGGTAGTTTAGTTCCTAATGCTGTTGTAATTGTACTTGAGAAACTTGCATCGTCGTTTAATGCTGCTGCTAATTCATTTAAAGTATTTAACGCACTTGGCGCACTATCATTTAAATTAGCAATTGCTGTAGTAACATAAGCTGTTGTAGCTATTTTAGTTGTATTGTCTGATGCTGATTGTGTTGTTCCTGTTGAAGCACTTGGTATAGCAACTGCTGGCAATGTAACTGTTTTACCAGATAAATCCATTGTAGCATGCAACTTGGCATGTGTAACCGCAGCTGTCGATAATTGATCAGCTGTAATTGCATTATTTGCTATGACGTGTTGTGTTACTTTAGTATTTGCCATATCTTATTACTCGGTATCCCAGTTATTTGAAATTGCTTGGGCTGCGGCAACAGTATCATAGACATCGTGTATATCATTCATACCTGTTTCTGTTTTTATTAGTAGTATTTGACCAATGGCTCCTGCTGCAGCTTTCTCTGAATCTGAAAGGCCTGTTGTTAAATCTACTATTGTTGATGTCTTTGCCATATTATTTTCCTATGAATTAATTACGAGTGAACATCTGCTTAGTACTGGAGCGCCTTCACCACCACCACAGCCAAATTTTATTTTTATTAATGGATGAATCCAAGTAGTATTTAATGTTATTGTTATAATTATACTCTGTCCACTGGCGGTTTTTGCAACTGACCACATATTAGTGTCAATAGTTTCTAAAGTACTAGTGCCACCACCATTATTCCAATATCCACCAAGATGCGAATGACCATAACCACCAGTTGATGCTGCAGTTATTTCAAACCACCAAGATTTCCAATTTATAGCATTATATGTAAATACGATTGTGTCATTCACGGCCATAGTTCCAGCCCATGCATGCATAAATTCTAATTCACCACCACCAAGAGCAGTCATACCACTACCAGCAGTAAACGTGCCTAATCCTATGTTTGCAGTATTAGCCCGCATTAACAGTGCGCCTTCGAGGTCTAAAGTAGTATCGGGACTGACACGTGCAATACCAACTTTGCCATCATTAACTGTCATCGTGACACCAGTGGTAGACCCTGCTCCAAAGTTCATTTTATCTCCGTTATGAAGATAGTTTATGAAACCGCCTGCGGTATTACCTTGATCATGGAACTTGATTGTTGCACTACGGTTAGCTGCACCTGTATCAAATACAAGAGAGGGATCACCTCCAGCGGCTGAGTCAATTCTTACAATTGGGTCAGCTATCAAACCGCCTCCAACATCTAGTGTAGCTCCTGGAACAGCTGTTCCGATACCCACGTTGCCGCTGTTCATGATAGTCATAAGAGTTGAATTATCCCATGCCCTAAATAAAAGCTTTGCACTATTTGCATCATTATCAATCTGTTTAATAATTGATGTTGCACCGGAGTTGGTTATAAAATCCCTAGATTCTGTATAATAAAGTTGGTATGCGTTACCATCTACAGTTGTAGTTATGTCCCCTTTAACTTGTAATGCCGCATTATATGTGGTAGTACCTCCACTGCCAATAATAACGCTGCCGTCGCCCTTAAATGTAATCCTCTTATGACTGGCGCCATGTATGTTTGTGGCTTGAGCCCCATAATGGAAGTTAAGACCAGTACCTTTAGCTGGCCCGTCGGGGGATATACTCCATACGTTATAACTAGAAGTGCTTGGGCCTTGTACAAAAACAAGTCCATAATCTGGGTGACTTGCATCGTTATAAGTAGACGCTAACATCATTCCAGTAAGACTACCATGATTACTAATACCTACACGGGCATTGGCATACATACCATGACCACCAGAGAAGGTATTGTTGCCAGTTTGTAATTTAGAGAAAGGGTTAGCAGTTCCGATACCCACGTTGCCGTTAGCTAAAATTTTCATTTGGTCCCAAGTACTGCCAGTTCTAAATCTCATCGCACCAGCAGATTGATCATATAATATTCCTCCATGAGCATTATCGTCTGAGTCTCCAAAGAGTATGTAACCTGCCCCAGAAGTAGAAGATAGTATACTTAGTCCATTTTCTGTGCCTTCTAATACAAGAAGATTACCAACAGCATTTGCTGTAGCTCCTGTATCTTGTGCTTTTACATGAAGTTTACCTAGTGGTGAAATTTCTCCAATACCAACGTTGCCACCTCTTGCAATAGTAAGTGCAGCAGTTCCAGTAGTACTATTATTTTTACCCCATATTTGGAAAGAACCATCAGAGTTAGAGTCGTACATGCCCCAACCATAAGTTGCATCAGCTATACTTGTATTATTAAATAGTCCTAGCCATGGGTCAGCGCCACCAGGAGCACTATTTCCTCTTCCAATACTTGCATAGTATCCTCCAGCGCCTTCATAAACGTGTAATGGTTGAGCTGGAGCAGCTATTCCAATTCCAACATTAAAATCATTAAAGTTTATTTTTCCAACTGAACCGGTTCCTCCCATATCGAAGATAAAGCTATTACTCGCATTACCGGATATTTCTAATCTATTATTATCACCACCATCAAGTATTGATAACTTATTAATTCCGGTAATATCATTATCACCCAGTAATAAATTACCAGATAATGTTCCACCGGCTAGAGGTAGTTTTGCTGCAATTGCGTTAGTCGTTGTGGTTGCATAGTTTGCATCATCGCCTAAAGCTGCAGCTAATTCATTTAACGTATTTAACGTAGAAGGAGCTGAGTCGGCCAAGTTTGCAAGAGCTGTAGTCACATAAGCGGTAGTAGCAATCTTTGTAGTATTGTCAGATGCAGATTGAGTAGAAGTAGTTAAAGTTACATCTGCTATCTTTGCATCTGTTACTGCATTATCTGCTAATACTCTTGTTGTTATTTTAGTTGCCATATTACTATTTATACCTTATGGGTTTGGGATTGTAATTGATCGGCCATCTATATTACCTTCCTGATGGATCGTTAGCCGTGTCCCATGCAGCCTTAGCTGCAACAACTTCTGCTGTATGTACTGCGGCACATATAGCTCGTACTTCCGCTGACGCTTCAGAGAAATTGTCTCCTGCGCTAATTACACCCCTATTAAAAGACCTCGATATCTCTACACCATCTTCTTTAATTACAGTAGCTGTTCTTACTTGTACTGTTTTAAATTCACCTACGATTTCGATTTTATCTTCTATTATTTCTTTTGTTAAAGCCATTTTTATTTTTCCTGTCCGTGCCTATCTCCGATAGACATAATTGTTATGTTGTTCGATATGTTACGTTTAACATCATTTTAGTCAATGCGTAGCTACCACCTTGTGATGGTTCAACACCATTAGGGCTTACAAAGTAAAGATATGACTGACCCTTCTGAACATATCCACCACTTATTGCTGTAGCACTATCTGTCCACCCACCCGTTTTATAACCTAGGCAAAAGTCTCCATAACTATCAGCTGCAAAAGGTAGTCCAGTTAGTACAATGTAACTGCCAGATGTTATAGCGGCCAAATTTATTGTATGTATGTAGCATGAAACATTTACCATGTTTCCTATTTTGGTATACGTAGCATAGTTAGTATTAACAGCTGTTGCAGCATTACCGCCAAGACCCTGTATTGTAGGAGTCCAAG